GGTATTTTCGGACCTGATCTTATTGGTTCTTTAGCTTTTGCTATTGATCCATATAAGCAGTTTCGTAATAATACCAGTGGCGTAGCCCTGCTTTCCGCAGGGCCTCCTACCGTTCGCACACGTACTCCGTTAACTAGTCAACGCGCTGAGAGGCGCGAAAACTGGTTCACAACAACGGCCTTAGCCGGATATCATCATGACCCCAATGGGGGCCTATTTGATTATATCTGGGAGGATCCGGTGTACAGTACGACGTCGGGCACGAAGAACAGGGGCGAACAACCCCCGCTCTACGGTCTCATCCGGGATACGACAAGGTCGACTAGGAATGTCAAGCAGGATAAGGGTGAATTTGAATTATTCATCCCTAAATTGCGAAGTCAGTCCTATTCTCGATCTTATCTAAAATCAGATGAGGCGCGCTATACGACATTTCCGAACTCTATCGGCCAACGTATTACTACGAAGGTCTGGCAGAGGTCGGATGTGCGTGGTCCAGAGTTCGCGGTCAACAATGCAAACGTTCAAGCGGTAATTCCGCTCGCGCGTGCACGTGCTTTGGCAGCAATGACAAAGCACGTCTATTCGATGTTGGACCAAGTCCAACCCTCGCATAGAACGTACGATCTGTTCTACCAGATTTCTGAACTCAGAGAGCTTCCCATAACCTTGAGAGGCACTCTGAAAATCTGGCAGGACTTTGAACGTATAGTAGGCACGACTTATTTTCGTGAACTACTGCAACATCGCCACTTGTGGCGTGATCCCAGACTCCTCGCTACGTACACTAGGGTTTTAGGCGGTTCAACCGGCTTTAACTCTAATGTTTTGCGTAGCTTGGACGAAATGGCTGGATCTGCCTTCCTTACTTTTAAGTTTGGATGGGAGAGCACAGTCAGAGGGATTGTTGACTTTCTGCCTTCGCCTGCTCGAGCATCTCGTGAAGTTAACGAGGTGATCAAGGCTATCGGCAAACGGCGGTCTAGACGTACCAGGAGATCCTGGAACGAACCAGACGCGAACGTCCCGTTATTCTTCGGGTTCTCACCGCTCCGTGGAGAGAACGTGCTAACTTCGACGATAAAGTCGGAGGGAACACGCAAATGTGAGCTTCGCCTTATGGTGAATGCTCACATAAACTTTCCACAGGCGGACATCCCTCGCTTACGACGTGAGTTATTCGTAAGAAAGTTGGGAGCTTATCCAAGCCCCTCGGATGTGTATAACCTCATCCCTTGGACTTGGTTGCTTGATTGGTTTGGCGGACTTGGCGACTATCTATCTCTGATGGATAGTATTGCCAACGATTCCACGCTAATCAACTATGGCTTCATTACTTACCGTGAGGAAAGTAATGCTACCTTGAGCGTACCCGGAGAATTTATAACTACTTGGAAAAGAACCGTCGATTCTACGACTGTGGAGAGCCAAACTAAGGTTCCCCATAATCATGAAGCGAAGTTCTCCTACGTCTATCAACTACGTAGGTCAATTCCAACGCTCACTAACGTCAGAGAGTATTGGGGTTCGAATTTGAACCCCAATCAAACTGCCATTCTTGGGGCTCTTGCGAGCACCAGGGGTGGTTCTCTTGCGAGGCGTGACGCCTCGTAAGATCAACGTCAGTACAAAGGATACTCTGACATGGCACTACCTGATCCAATCACCGTCGCCGCCTCTGCTCCTACCCCCGCGCTGAGTTTCAGTCGCGTTGGTCCGGGGCAAGGGCCTTATGGTTCCGAACGCTGGGATGTAGCCAATGGCTATCAACTCGCGTTTAACCATTCGACTAACCAGTCGAGTGGTGAACGGCACTATATGAAGGTGTCGCAGACTTTGGATGCTACCTCTCCCTATACGGGACAGATTAGCAAACAAACTGCGAACGTCTCCATTTCAGCGTCGTTTCCCGCTTTCGGCTGGAATGCCGCTGCCAAGGCTGCGCTTGTAAAGGCGCTCCTTGACACGTTGGCCGACAGTGATGTCACTATTGCGAAGTTTGTTGCCTTTGAGTCTTAACAACTCATTGGCGATCGCAATCGAGGGGTAAGCTTCATAGCTACCTCTTAGGAGGTATATATGAATATCTTTAAAATAGTCGTCGCTCTTCGAGCGGCGGGCCTATTTTTCTCCGAAATCGGAGAACTCCTCCGGAGGCTCGGTGAGATCCGGGGATCTTCTAACTTGGAAGATTCCCGGACTCCTGAACCGGATCACGAACCCATGTCACAGGATTCCTTAAACCCATGTAATGGAGTTAAGGATGAAGAGCCTGAAGGATATCCAGGTTGGGACGAAACTTTCCAAGATGATCTCTTCGAGACCCTTGGAAAAGAACGATCCCCACCTGATACATAAGAGTATCTTACGTAGCCTATTGACTGATGTTGATAGGTTACGTCCTGGAACGAAGGGACTTGAGCGTGACTTAGTCACACTCGAGGCGCGTATTGAACACGAGGGTGTTGGATTCTTATCCGTCACTCTTGGTATCCTCGGGCAAGCCATAGAAGTCGGCTTGTCCAATGGTACCTTCACCTGCCCGAAAGGCTTTAAACGAGCCAGAGGGTCCAAGATCCCGCTACTATATAGTGGTGTCTTGGGTGATGTGTTCGATTCAGTTACCGGTGATCTAGTAAAGGAGCGCGATTGCACGGAGGATGTCTTAATCCTCCGTCAATTGCTCTACTTTCTGGAAGAAGTTCGTAACTAACCGTGCTCAAATTGAAAAACTTGAGCACGAGGCGTTCCGAACATTCGTGAAGTGTGACCTTGAGATTCAGAGCTTAGCTCCGTTTCGATATGACCACATTTCCCGTATTTCCAAGCTTGTTCTTCAAAGTCTTGACGACTTTCAGGAACTTGAAGGGAAACACGGCCCGGGCGCAGTCTCTGAGGGTTTCAAAGCAAACCAGAAGTGGAATGCTTTGGTTTCCGGTCTGTCTGATTTAGACCCCCGCCTAGAAAATATAGGCTATGATGTAATCTACGGACTATATCATGAGCGTATTCTCGATAGCGGTATCAGAGATCTCCCTACTAGCGAAGATGCCAGAATTGTGGCTGTTCCGAAGAACTCTTCGTCTCTTCGGACGATCACGGTTGAGCCTGTTTTGAACCAATTCGTTCAGCAGGCTTACAATACTCATCTCCGTAAGGAGATCGAGCGTTGTCCCGTGATGTCACGATGCCTTGCATTGTCCACTCAAGTGCCTAATCAGAATTTGGCAATTGAGGGATCCCTCACCGGCGAGTGGGTTACAGTGGACCTGAGTTCTGCGAGCGACCGCCTCTCGACATACTTAGTCGAGTGCGCTTTCTCTCACAGACCGAGATTCCTCTCGGGTATCATGGCCTGCCGTACACCTTCCGTGATCATACGCAAAAAACGTATGGTCCTCCGGAAATACGCCGGTATGGGTAATGCTACGACCTTCCCCATTCAATCGTACGTCTTTGC